TGCAGTCAGGTTTGGTCGTAAAGTCAGAAATATCATTGATAGCGAAGAGTATCAAAAGGTTTTCCCAGATCTAAAGCTAGAGCCTGATAATAAAAGTGCTGGCAGATGGACCACAAACCAAGATGGTGAATCGTTTTATGCTGGTGTAGGCGGCGCAATTACAGGCCGCGGCGCGGATCTGCTTATAATCGATGATCCGCATTCTGAGCAAGACGCTATGTCACCGACGGCCATGGAAAGTGCATATGAGTGGTACACTTCTGGCCCCCGACAGCGTTTACAGCCTGGCGGCACCATAATAATCGTGATGACTCGCTGGTCCACAAAAGACCTGGTTAGCAAGGTGCTCAAGCATCAAAGCGCAGAACACGCTGACCAATGGGAGATTATAGAATTTCCCGCGATAATGCCAGAGTCAGAAACGCCTTTGTGGCCGGAATATTGGACAAAAGAAGAGCTGTTATCCGTTAAAGCTTCTTTGCCTGTCTCAAAATGGAACGCTCAGTGGCTGCAAAACCCTACAGCTGAAGCTGGGGCAATCGTTAAAAGAGAATGGTGGAATCGTTGGGAGCAGGAAGATGTGCCTCCATATTCTTATGTAATACAAAGCTATGACACGGCTTTTAGTAAAAAAGAAACCGCCGACTATTCTGCCATAACAACCTGGGCGATATTTAAGCCTGGCGTTGATGGAGATGAGGAATCAGAACAAATAATGTTGCTTGACGCAAAAAGAGTGCGCGTTGATTTTCCTGAATTAAAAAAATTAGCCTGGGATGAATATAAATATTGGGAGCCTGATTGCGTATTAATTGAAGCAAAAGCGTCTGGTACGCCATTGACTCAGGAGCTTAGGCGGATGGGGATACCAGTAACATCCTATACTCCAAGCCGAGGGCAAGATAAGGTGGCAAGAATGAACTCTGTAGCGCCAATATTTGAAAGTGGCATGGTTTGGGCCCCAGAAGAAGATTTTAGTGATGAGGTTATTGAAGAAATGGCAAGCTTCCCTTACGGAGATCACGATGACTACTGCGATAGTGCCACAATGGCCCTGATGAGATTCAGGCAAGGTGGTTTTTTATCGCTTGAAGCAGACTATCCCGATGAAGCTGATTTTTTAAATAAGAGGCGTGTGGTGTATTATTAGCAACTAGCAAAAGTAAAGTGTTACACTGAATTATGGTCATAGAAAAAAGAGAACAAATTGCGAAAGATACGCCAGAGGTGCAAGTCACTGGCTCATCTGTCGAGGTTTTTCCAGAGGCTTCTCGTGCAGATCAAATCAGAGACGCTGCTGAAATATTAGTTTCAGAAGAAGGTGTTTTATTGGGCGACGAGCAATTAGAAGAAGACGTTCCCCCAATGGAATTTGGCGCGAATTTGTCCGATTTTATTGATGACAAAATTTTAAAAAAGATTGCTTCTGATATTTTAGCGTCAATCAACCAAGACAAAGAATCAAGATCAGACTGGGAAAAAACTTATACCGACGGTCTCAAATATTTAGGCATGAAGTTTGATGAGGGTAGATCACAACCTTTTGAGGGTAGCTCTGGCGTTATTCACCCTATTTTGGCAGAGGCCGTTACCCAATTCCAGGCACAGGCTTACAAAGAAATGTTGCCGCAAAAAGGGCCTGTAAAAACACAAATTATTGGCGCGAGGACTGTTGAGACTGAAACGCAAGCTGATCGCGTTCAGGAATTTATGAACTTCTACATCATGAATGTGATGGAAGATTACGATCCAGAGCTGGATATGCTGCTCTTTTATCTACCCCTGGCTGGCAGCGCCTTTAAAAAAGTATATTTCGATAACGTATTAAATAGAGCGGTTTCTAAGTTTATCGCACCTGAAGATTTGATCGTGCCGTATGAGGCATCCGATTTATCTAGCGCTGAGCGCGTAACGCACGCCATCAGCATGTCTGTGAACGAAATTAAAAAACAACAACTTTCTGGGTTCTATTCGGACGTGGATGTCGGTATAAATTCCTATGATAGTAATGAATCGGAAGTTGAAACCGAAATAGATACATTGCAAGGCATCAAAGCAAGTTATGCAGAAGACAGGGACCATAATGTTTTTGAAGTGCATACTATTTTAGATTTAGAAGGATTTGAGGATGCTGGAGAAGATGGCGAGCCAACAGGATTGAAATTACCATACATTGTTACGATTGACGAACAGTCGGAACAGGTTTTGGCCATACGAAGAAACTATAACATTGGGGATGCTTACAAAAACAAGATCAACTTCTTTGTGCAATATAAGTTTTTACCTGGTCTTGGTTTTTATGGTTTAGGTCTGTCTCACATGATTGGCGGAATATCAAAGGCCAGCACATCTATATTAAGACAACTAATTGATGCCGGAACATTAGCTAATTTGCCAGCTGGCTTTAAAGCCAAGGGCATGAGAATACGCGATGAAGATGATCCGCTGCAACCAGGTGAGTTTAGAGATATTGACACAACCGGCGGATCGCTAAGAGATAACCTTATCCCGCTGCCAATTAAAGAACCAAGCCAGGTGCTTATGTCGCTGCTGGGCATTCTTGTCGATTCTGGAAAGCGTTTTGCAGCAATAGCTGACATGAATATAGGTGATGCGAATGCAGCCATGCCTGTTGGCACAACCGTTGCTCTTTTAGAAAGAGGCACGAAGGTGATGAGTGCAATTCATAAAAGGCTGCACTATTCCCAGAGGCTTGAGTTCCAATTGCTTGCTAAAGTATTTTCCGAATATTTACCACCAGATTACGGATATGACACAGGCACGGGCCCTGGCGCGATTAAACAAACAGATTTTGATGATCGTATCGACATTGTTCCTGTTTCAGATCCAAACATATTTAGTCAATCTCAAAGAATCACACTTGCCCAAGAGCTGTTGACAATGGTGCAGAGCAACCCAGAGATCCATGGACCCATTGGGATGTTTGAAGCTTACAAGAGAATGTATGCGGCTTTAGGGGTGGACAATGCTGAGACCCTGTTACAACCACCTCCAGACCTGACCCCTAAACCAATCGATTCGGGATTAGAAAATGCCGGCTTGATGATGGGCCAGTTCCAACAAGCTTTTGAATCGCAAAATCACCAATCTCATATTGAGGCGCATAGAAGTTTGTTTTTGACGCAGGTGGTCAAAGAAAACCCACAGATACAGTCAATCATCATTAGCCATTGTATGCAGCATTTGCAGTTTATGGCTTCTCAACTTGCGCAAGAACAAATACCGGATGAAGTAAAAGAACGCATTCAAGGGGTTCAAGGGCAAATGCAACAGTTGCCACCAGACCAGGCGCAAGCAGCTGCAACAGAAATACAGATGTTAAACGATCAATTTGCGGCACCGATTTTGGCGCAGCTGACGCAAGAGTTTTTACAATCTATTGGCCAGGGTGGTGCAGACGATCCACTGGTGGCGATACGTCGACAAGAATTAGACCTTAAAGATAAGCAAATGGACCAAGAACAGACCCAGTTTGAAATGAAACAGGGTCAGCGAAGCCAAGAAAAATTGTTAGAAAATGAAATCCAGCGTCGGCGTATAAATGTGCAAAAAGATGTTGCTGATGATAAGCTGGATGTGTCAATTCAAAGACTGAGGCAGCAAGCGGACCTGAAGCTGCGAGAATTGGAACAAAAAATGAGAGGCTAGGTCCAGGAGTGAAAACATGAACAGCGATAGAGTCGATGAAATTGCGGCACTGAGGGCGCAAAAAAAACTGGACCGCCAGGCAGAGATTGAAGCCAGAGAAGCCAAAGAGGCTGAAGAAGCTAAGTCACATGCAGCAAACATGGCAAGAATAGCTAAAAAAATGGCTAGGATTGAGGCTGGAAACAATACTGTAGTTGAAGAGCCAGCAGCAGCTGAAGAACCGGCTGCAAAACTAAAAGCGGCGCCCAAAAAGAAAAAGGCTCCCGCGAAAAAACCAGCGGCTAAAGCAAAAGGGAAGTCAAAAGGCAGATCTAAAGGTTCAAAAAATAGAAAATAGGAGACGTGTTATGGCTATCAAAAAGGTGCCAAGTAACAAGTCGTTTGATAAACCAAATCCTAATGCGATTGGTAAAAACAACGGCGTTACCGCAACTGTCAATATGAAAGGCAAGGGTGCGGCAACGAAAGGTTTGAAATTTAAAGTTAGGAATTAAGCGGGCATCCTTGCCGAGAAATGGAAGAACTTACTTATTTTGATTTTGTTAAGAAATTAATCAGGGAGCGGGAAAGGCAGATCTCTGAGACACTTATGTCTGGAGCATTAGAAAGTATAGAACATTATAAATTTTTGCAAGGCGAGCTAAATGCGTTATACTATATTGAAGGTGAGCTGAAAGAGCTTAACAAGGAAAAATAATAGTATGGCGGAGGCAGCGACAGAAAC